TCATTAAGAGCTTCTTTAAAATCTGCACCGCTATTCATTGCATATGTCAAAGTTGTTATTTTAACTAATAAAAAGAAACCAACAAACAAATACGTTATCACAGGGCGTACAGAGCCGCTCAGAGCCGCCGCAAAGCCTGATTTAGCATTAGCCGCCGCCATTGAAGCGTATATGCCCTCAGTCTCGCTTATATCGGCTCTCGCGCTTAATTCATCTAGCTTTAAAGATGATAGTTGAGAAGCATACTTACCTTTAGCTTCTAACATCTTTAATTCTTGTGCATCTTTTTGTCTTTGTTGAAACAAGTCTATGACGGATGGAAGAACAGACGTCCCGAACCCAAGAGCCGCACCTAGTAAACTGAGCATATTAAACTCCTACTTTAGTTTTGTTTTTGAAAGCGCTGTAGACCCCATGAAAGCCGCAACAATACCAACTTGAGCAACAATAAACGTATTTAAGAACGCTCCTGCTGTTGCCATCCGCTCAACACTTACAATAGGCATAAGAACCACAAAAACTGTTACTAAAGACGCAACCATTGCTATCCATGCCATAACGCGTTGTTGGTCTTGTTGCTTATCTTCATTTTCTAAGCGTGTAATACGTTCATGCCTGTCCATTTCTTCATCAGAAACAACGCCATCACCATCAGTGTCTAATATTGCATATTTTGACTTTGGGTCTAAACTTTTTGCTGACATAATAAACTCCTATGTATCAAAACAACTTCTATATACAGTAAAACCTTTAATTGGACAACGGATTATCGAGTGCTTCCTGTAATCTTTCATTTAACCTTGCTTCCATGCTTTTTTGCTCGTCGTTTATTCTGTCTTCTGTTTCTCGCATTGTATCACGAACATCTTTTTCTGTTTCGCGGTTTAATGCTTCAACTTCTCTTATAGATGACGTTACGTCTTTTTGTAACTCATTCATTTCATTCAGTATTTTTTCAAGTGTTTCATCAATAGCATTTTTTGTTTCTTTGATGCTTTCATTTGACTTGTCCACTTTGCCATCCATTCGGTCAATATATCCTTCTAATTTTAAAAGGTCATCTCTCAAATTGTTTTTAATATCCCTCGTATATACAATAGCGTCCTCTAGTTTTGTCAGGACTAATTCATTTTCAGCCCTAATCTCATCTATATCTATTTCTTGAATTATTTCTTTCATGTCCATGTAATCTGCGTATATTTCAAATCCTGCCCATGCACCTCCACCAAGCGCAGATAAAAGAGGGATGATAAGCATTAACCTACCGCCTTTTATTGTGGCTCCACCAATTTCTACCTCTGCCATAATCCTCTCCTAGTCTTCAAACGATAGGTCATTACCTAACTGCCGCAATCTTTCAATTTCTTGTTGCAGTCTTGTTAATTCTAATTGTTTTAATTTTAATTCAATTTCATATAGCCTATTACAATCTATTCGAGAGCCTTTATTTCTTCTACCTAATGGTATTGTAATTTTTGAATAAATACCAATATCGCCTGTCTTGCCACTGTTTGAAGCTGTGCCGCCTTGTATAATCGAGGTAAGTCCAAATTCTAAATTTGTAGCGCTACCTAGTGCCATACTACAATCAAGCTCTCCTGCCCTAAAAGAGTCAGATTGATAATTACCACCAGAATGAGGTAAAGATAAACTCAAAGAATTGGATGTGCTATCTGCAAAAACGCTGACAACACTGCATCCTGTTATTGATGTAAAAAAAATAATAAATAACCATATTTTCATTTATTGTACTTTTGAGCAAATCCGTGAAGTAACTATGGTTCTTTGCCCTTCTCCTTTGAATGACTTAGAGCTTGTGCAAATATATGTAACTCTGTCTAAATCTGAATTTCTTATATATACTTCAAATGGATGTTTTTTTGTATGTTTTACTTTTATAAGTTTTGACGTTGAAGCAAATGGTATTTCTTTCCAATCCCCTGAGAATACTCCAATTTGATAATATGAAGCATCGTCACGTCTATTCCACAAAAGCATTTTAGCAACAGAAACACCTTGAATATGTGAATAATTAAACTTTGGATATGCAGGCGTCATCTCATGCGCTTGAGCGTGAAACCCAAACAACATAAAAATTAATATTATTTTGCGATACATTCAGCTACAATATTGGCAGTGTATGACCCTGACGGAAATGCCCGATTATATCCATATGACGCGGATGAAGCTACTGTAAAAAAAGTTGTTCCTGCTAAAGTCATGTCAAAAGTTGTTGCATTGCCGACAACTGTTTTGCCAGTCTCATAGGCTGACATTCCAGAAGCACTTCCAGAAGTGTAAACAGAGCTTCCGGTCCATGCCAACGTATCAGAAAGCGAAGGTGAGGAACTGAAGCTATTTGGATGTGTAATAGTTACTTTATATTTATCAGCAGTCCCTATTGTAGCTTTTATAACGGCAGGCTGTCCTCCCTCGGATGGCGTTGTGGAGAGCTTCCATATGTTTGGAACTCCATATTTTCCTGCGGTAGTTGTTACTATTGAACAGCTTGCTTGAACTTGACCTGTAATTGGCGAATTTACCGCCCATGCGTAACTTGTAGAAAGCAAAAATATTAAAGGTGTTATTTTTTTTATCATGTTAACTCCGTTTGTTATTCGTCATATTGAGAACGAACCATTTTTCTGTGAACGCTGTCTTGAGCTAAACTTCGATAAGCTCTGACGTTATCTTCAAATTCCCCACCGTCAATTTTTAAAACATCATTATAACTACCGCCATCTATATCACGATTTGTGTATAATTCAAGTTTCCCGACTGCCGCTAACTCTTGCAACATCTTTAATTGCTCAACAGGGTCAGCAATTTTTTCCGTTGCTCCTGCTACAGAAAGAATTTCTTTTACACTCATTTCTTTTAGTTCTTCTTCTTCTTCAGCTTCCTCAACCTCTGTTTCTTCTTGTTCTGCTTGCTCCTCAAGTTGTATTTGTACCCATTGATTATAATATGGGTCATCTACATTAGAACCACCAAGCAAATCGTTATCTAATAAATATTGATAAACAGCGTCTTTATAATTTGGACAACTCGGTTCATTAAGCGGTGTATCACAAGGGTCATATTTATAATGATATAATATTAAAACATCAGATAAAGACCCATCTCCTGCAACTTTTATTTCTCCATCTCCAAAAAGAGTTCCAAGAGTTGATGCCATTGGGTCATATTTAATTTTTGTGCCGCTAGGTAAATTGTTCCAATCGTCTATATATTCATAGATATACCCATCACCACCAACTTTTTCATTTGTAATAGATACAGTTGCGTTAGTTGTTGGCTGTTTTGTAATTGTATATTGATGAAATACGCCTTCTATCGTTAAATTATTTTGAGCAGGAAGTAAGGTATTCATTACCCATTTATATCCATTCGAAGCCGCGTTTTCTGTATTGCCATAAACATTATCAGAGTAAGAACAATAAGGCCAAGAAAAGAGCGCCAACACTAGCGGCACCGCGAGCAGTCGCTTTGTCATCTTCATCCCATTCCTCCTTTTTCCCTGCTACATAATCTGGTACGAGATGTGGATTGTTTTCCCATTCTACTTTTGCCGCATCTCCTACAAGTCCATTTATCGGACATGGAGTTCCTGCGTTTTTCATCGCAGTCCATACTCGTTTATCTTCACACATGATAGCTACGGCTGAAATCTTAAGTCCCATATCATACATCCTAGCCGCATTGCGAAGTCTCTCACAATTAAAGTCTCTGATTGTTTTGCCAACTGATATGCCTAATATCTGCGTTTGAACTGCCGCAGTAGCCGCAACATGACAAGAAAGATTTCCAGAAGCATTTATATTTGGAGCCATTGCACTAGGAGGCGGCGACCTAACTGTTGTTGTGCTATCTATCGTAGAAGTGCTTGTAGAAGTCGTGTTGCTGTTTGTTTCTATACAATTTGAATTAGTGCTACTATCGCAAGGGGTTGTATCTGCAAGGGCATAAGAACAATTCAATAAAAACACAAAAAATAATATTTTAATTATAAGTTTCATTTTTTGCTATCCCATGAGCAGATATAAGGCATCTTCCACTCACATGAAAAATAGGTTGGTTTGGTGCAACCAGATATTAAAACTAACATAAATATTAATATAACTTTATGCATTTTATTTTCCTTTTAGAAAATCAATTTCCATTTCAAGTTCTTTAATTTTAATTTGCATTTCCCTGACTAACTGAATGTTTTGTTGTACTGAAGCAGGAGGTTTCCATGCGTCTATCCAATTATCATTTTCCTCAACTTCAATAAAAATCATTTCTTGATTATGCTCTAAGAAAGATAACCTTTCTATGATACCGAAATAAGCCCAAACAGCGATAGCTGTTCCTGCAAGCAAAGCAAGCAAGTTTTTAAGTGGTATTGTAAATTCTGAACTTTCATTTAATTTTGCCATTTGGCAAAGCCTCCGTTTACTAACCCATGTAGTATATTAAAGAACCAACTCCTGCGGTTACACAAATCCAAAAAAGACGTTCAGCCATTGCGCTTTTTACTGCGCTTTCTGCTAGTTTATCTATTTTCTTGTCAGTTTTTTCTTGAGATAATTCGTGATTATCCATTCGAACAAAAAGAGTTTTAATTCTTTCTTCAATTCTTGCTAACGCAATTTCTGTTCCTTCTGCCATTACTGTGCCTCTGTGCAACTAAAAGATATTCCATATGTAGATATATGGTTAGCATCCCACCCTAAGTCATTGTTATCCATTCTCATTACCGCTTTTGCCGAAGTATAATTGATGACGTCTCCATCAGTTATACCTGTTTTTAGTGGTGGCTCAATATCAACAGAAACATTACCATGATTACTTGCCGTAGCGTCATTAACTACCATGTATAGCTTCGCGGTTGAATTTGCGCCTGTTTGCAAATAATCCCCTGCTTTCAAAATAACGGCAGAAGCATTTGCCGCAGTAGTAACAATATTAATAGCATCAACACCAATCGCTTTATCAGCATATGCTTCTATAGCTCCTACTAAAGCTCCTTGTACTGTTTTAGCATCAGGGTCGCCCATTAAGAAGGTTCCCTTCCTGCCGTGTAGCTTCATGAAGAAAGATTGCCATAGAGCCGCCGTAGAACGCCTCATAGGAGGCAGGGAGACGGTGCAAGACCACAAAGCCTTGTCATACTCGATTGTTTGGCTTTCGCCTGTGAATGGGCTTTGAGAGACGGATACGGCTCTAACTAGCTTCCAACTACTTTGAACAAATCCTGTTGTAGGCATTGTTAAGGGGTATGTATAAGTTGCCATTTTTTATCCCATTACTTTTGCAAACGCGCCGCCACGTCTTTTACTATCAGAAACCGCCATCATAGTTTGCTCTTTTATGGCTGGTAATAAATTTAATACTTCAGCATGAACTGTCTGAGCAACCCCTGTACTTAAATTAATAGATTGATTAACGATTGTACTAGCTCCGCTCATAGCATTTTGAGTATTCATATTGTTTAATAATGTTCCTGCGCCAGAAGGTACAAATAACTCAGGACCCCTTTCTCCAACTATATATGGTCTGTTGGGTTGCATTGTTCCACCACTAGCTTGAAAACCTAACGTTTTTAAAGTTGAATCTTGCATCCCAAAAGCAGATAGAATAGGCGCTAGTACTTGCATTTTTAATACATGAGCAATCATTTTTGCGACAGTGCTTTTTACGAGATTTGCCAAGCTATCTAATGACAACTTACCTTTCATAAGAGCATCAGCAAACGTATCCGAAATTGTATCTGCAACTTGCTTTAATCCATCTGTAATTATCTTATACATTGGCTCTAATTCTCTTAGTTGTATTATTGTTTTATCCATTAACTTTTGATACAATTCTTCTGAAATTGCGAAAGCGTTTTTTAATTTAAGTAAATCTGCTTGTTCGTTTTTAATCTTCTGAACAGCAGAAATATTCTCTTTAGTTAGAGCAATACCTTTTTCTCTTAAAGAATTTCTTTCTGCATTAGCTTCATTAGCCATTTCAATAGCTACGAGCATATCTGCTTCTTGGGCAAGCCGTATTGCGTTGTTTACTTTGTCTGCCGTAGTAAAGTTTTTATCAAGATGGTGCATACTACTTTCAGCGGTTAATTTTTCAAACATTAGGTTTTCACGGTCTGTTTGAGAAAGTTTCTCCCCACTTTCTAACGATTTTTGCACGTCCTGTATTCGTGTTAATTCTACTCTTAAATTACGCATTCTTAAATCATGCGCCTTTACAGCTTCTTCTTTATTTTTGTCTTGTTCTTCTTTCTCTTTTTTATTTGCTCTGACTTCTGCACTGTGAATAGCTTGGAGAGCTAATTGCCTTGCTATCATCCCTTTATGAGCGCTTTTAGCGGCTTCTATTCTTGCTTCTTCTGCTTGTGCTTGCAATTTTTGTTTTTCTATTAAATGTTCTTCAGCCGCCGCCGCTCTATCAACTGCTTCAATACTATCATGCAACAGAGATATTCTTTCTTTGAGCGCAAATATTTGATTACTCTGTACGTTCGCTTCTCCACTTCTTTTACGGGCTACTACAGTACCGAGTGGACCAACATGAACTTCACTTGGTGCTCCTTGTGCAAGAAATCTTGGGTCGTTTTTAGCGCTTTCACTTATAGAGTTATTATCATCAAAACCAAAATCTGATTTGTCTATAACTTTTTCTGATAGTTTTGGTTTTAAAAGTTCGTCTAGCTCTTTTGTTGCTTTTTCAAGTGCTTCCTTGTCTGCTTTGAGTGCGTTAGTAACAGCTTCAGCCGCAGTTGGTGCAATAATACCTAATTTAAGTAAAACATTTTCTATAGTATCAATAATTTCCGAAAATGCTGATACAACCGCAGAAGCGACAGGAATTAAAGTATTTCCCAATCGTGCGCCTAAATCTGCGAGTTGACCTTGTAATTTTTTAACTCTGTTTGCAAAACTATTTGCTGTTCTTGCCGCATCGCCTTGAGCATCGGTTGTTCCTGCCATTATAAGGTTTAATCTAGCTTGTACTTTTTGTTGCTCTGTAGCGGCTTTGGTGCCACCTTTAATGCCCATAGCCAAAAGTTCATTCTTTAAGGTAATTTCAGTTATAACAACACCAAACTGACGCATTGTTTCGTGATTACCAACTAGCGCACTTTGAAACGCTCTCATTACTTCTGCATCAGCCTTGTTGTTAAAAGAACCCACATCTACTGCTAATTGGGTTAATACTTTAGATAATTCAGCACCCTCTTGTCTTGAAAATCCCATAGGAACAAAAGTATCTTGAACAGTTGCCGCCATAGACTCCAATTCAAGCGCTGACCTACCAACATCATTTGCTAAATTTTTTGCAAACAATCTTATATCATCAGTATAAGCGCCAAAAACAACAGAACTTTTAGCTTGCATTTCTTCAGCATCAGAAGCCAATTTAATTAAAGCGCCTGTTGCTCTAGCAACTTCTCTTACTATTACTGCCGCTACTGCAAGTTTAAATACCTTCCCCATTCCAGAGAAAGATTTATTCATTTTATCTGTAGATTGTTTTGTGCGTTGCTCTAACCTTTTTAGGTCTTGGCGAACGCCCTTCATATCTGTTTCGATACGAACTAGAAGTGTATCAACTGGTGTAGCCATTAATCAGGATACCTTTCCATTAAATCTTCGAGTTCATCTTTTCTTAGAGGCGGTGGTGTTCCTCCAGAATGAAACTCAGCAAATCCATCAACCGCGCAATTAAACTCTTGTACGCTCATGTTCCAGAAAACATCTGGTGCCATTTGCATTTTTCCAAGAGCGATTTTCATATAATCGCGCCAAGGAAAAGTATCTAATCCGCTTCCACCGCTTCGTCGTTTCCCACTTCGTCATCCCCTGATGATAATGCGGTGCTTAATATTTCTCCAACGGCTGACATTGTAGGTGCTAATCCTGCATCCCAAACCGCCTTCCTAATATCAGGCATTTTTATATCGTTCCCCCCTGCTCGAACAACTGGCAACAATACCTCACACAATTGCGTTGTGGTCATTTTTCCCTCAGATAGTAAGGTAATGACCTCAACAATTCCTTTATCAAGAGCCGTTTCAACTCTCATAATCACATCAAGCGTAACCTTTGCCCTCCATGATTGCTTCCCCAACTGGAGATTTAATTCACCCCTCTTTAGGTTTGGTGCTATCTTTTCCACTGTTTTTCTCCTTAGTTTCTACTAATATTTGCTCGCTCCTTTGAGCGATATTTGTGGCTTTCAATACTTCATATTCTTGTGACCCGACCCTAAAGGTGTCTCCACCTTTAAGACCAGATACAAAATCAAATGTAAACTCATCACCACGCTGAAACGCGGCGTATTCGTTTTTACTTGTTTTTGCTAAGACTTGTTTCCATGCCATGATTTACTCCTTATTAAACTGCGGCGAATGTAATTGTGCCAGAAGACTCAAGAGTTACAGAGTAAGTTACTTCTCCGTTATACTCACCAGAATATTCCAAAGAAGCTACCATAAATGCTCCTGTGTAAGTTCCAAAATCAGGAATTAAAATTTGGAAATTTGTAAATGTCGCCGCGTTCATAGCATCTTTTAGTAATCCTTCAGTAGAGTCGTCTGTAAATACTCCACTTGCAGACATAGACATAGAATGAACACCACCTTTAGCAAGAAGGTTTCTAACCCCTGCGCTGTCTTTGGTTGTAATATCTACCGCTTCATCATTCAGTGTAATTGAATTAGACCTTAAACCAGCAATAGTAGAGTAAGCAACCCCTGAAGTATTTATTTTTAATAATAATGCTGAACCTTTTTGTGCCGCCATGTTTTTTCTCCTTTAACTGTCAAACACAACAGCACGAAATCGAATGACACCATGCCGCGTTATTCCATCAGCTTCCATTAATGTTGTTTCAAACTCTTGTTTGATGTTCACTAAAGAAGCACCTGATACGCTTATAGCAGTATCATGCAACTGTGTATAGATAGATTGCATAATCTCCTTAATTTCTCGTCTGCCTTGATATTGAGACCAAACGTGAATTGTAAGCGTATGTTCATTTCCGTCTTTTGCTTTTGTACCAATGTTAATAGCGGTTTCCTCACCTAAACTAATATAAGGATAAGTTGTGCCGCTTGGAATGTGGTCAAAAACTCCAACAGAAACACTACCAATGCCAGTTATATTAGCATTTGATAATTTTGTATAAATAGCTTTTTGTAATTCCCAAGAGTGTAGTGCCATTATTTACTCCTTAGATTTTTAAAAAGTCTTTTTATTTTATTTCTATTTTCTTCGAGAGCGGGTTGCATAAATGGCCTTGCATCCATTTTGCTTGTACCAAATTCTAAGTTTTGTGAATAATTAGCTCTACTTTCTACTGAAACACCTAATTTATCATTATCAATTTTGACATAAATATTACTAGCTAAATGCCCTGTATCTGTATTCGGAGGAAATCCTGCTCTTGATGCTGTGTGTTTTCCATAGGTAATGCCAGAGCTTTGATGAGCATGAATTGATTTAATAGCCGTATTTCTTACTAAATTTCCAGACCGAGCAATATCATCTTCAAGTTGTTTTTTATATTTTTTTAAAACAGCATCATATTTTGGATTAATGCTTTTTATTTTTACAGAAAACTTACTCACGTTGGAACGCCTTCCTCACAACCCAAGTGTAAATATTTAAATTTATTATCTGGGTTTAAAACACCTTTTACATTAAAGGTTCTGGTTATTTCTGTTCCATTTCTTATAAAAGTTTGCACTAACCTATTTTTTGTGGAAACATTATTTCTATGACGAACAATAATAACATGAGTTAAAACTTCTCTTAATTGGTCGCCAAACAAAGACTCGTTAGCCCTAGATGGATTTATACTACCATAAACAGTAGCAACCTTTGACCAAGTAAGCGTAGAAGAACCGCCACCATCTGAAGAAGCGGTATAACTCTGCAACTCTAATTTGCTTCTCATAGAACCAACTGACATTAACCAATCCCTGTTTTAAGCATTTTACTATAAGCATTAGAACCAAATCTAAGTATTTTGTATGGCTTTAATAATTGTTCACATAATTTTGGAGGAACTATATTGTTTTGCTCTACATCACCTCTATGCTCATACATAAAAGTCATATACTGCAATATGGCTACTCTAATAGCCTCTGGAACATCTGTTCTATTTGTTCCGTATCCTGCCGTGTAATTTATTTCTAAACCATTTGCCGCTCTTAAATTGGTTGGATATGTACCGCCATCTCTAAGCAATATACGCGCAGGCTCTCTTACTGTGTCTACATAATAATTACTTGTAGCCCATGTTCCTTGAGTGTCGGCATCGTTGTAATATTTAATACTTGAAACCGCAGAAACAGGAGCAGAAACAAGCTCAATATAATTTTGATAATTTGTTATATGTATCCCTGTTCTTGTTCCTTCCCAAAGAGATGTGTCAACTTCAGTAAATCCATCTAAATACATCTGCATGGTTCTATTAATTAAACTTCTTCCTGTATAGTTCTCAGCCCATTGACGTGCCGCCAAAATTAAAGAGAACACCAGACTTTCATCAACGTCATCATCTAGCCTTAAATGCTCTCTAGCTTCTACAACGCTTACAGGTTCAATACTTGGTTCTGTAACTGTAACTAAACCGCTCATTTGTTTCTCCTACGCAATATCATCAATTACATCAATTTGGATGTAATCGGTGTTAGGAAATGTCTCAACTGTTCCATCTGAAAAAGTTACTTGAAATTCTGCCTTGAAAGAGCCAACTGTATCTGTATCTCCAGATTGCCAAACATATTTAACTGTTCCTGCATCGTCATCTACTATAGTCGCCGCCGCCGCTACTTTAGTGCTTGTGCCTCTATATTTTATCATATGAAATCTTACACTCGCTCCAGTTAAATCTACTGCCGCGCTATTCGCATCTTTCAAAGTCGCCTGTATTATAGGGCTTGTATCGTTTTGTTTAATTTTAAATCCCATTACGCCGCCTCATTTCCTGTTAATATAATGGCAGAATTATTACTCTTACTTAATATGGACACATTAGCAGAGTTTTCTCCAACTTGCACTACCCTCGGTAAACCCATGTCATAAACAATTGTTGGAACGATTGGAACGCCAGAATTTAAAGAACTAGTTCCAAGCGTATATGATATTTGAGAAACTATACTTGGTATTGATGGAACGCCTGTTGAAACATCTAATGTAGTTAAATTATATTTGTGAGATAAACTGCTATTAGAAACAGTTGGAATTGCTGTATTTACGTTTGCTGTTGCAAAGGTATGTCCACCAACAAACACTACATTGCCAATTTCAAGGTTACCAGATGTTATCTGAACCCCAAGCAAAGAATGAACTTGTGTCACTGTTGTATTTGCTACTGTTGGAGAACCCAAAGAAATAACGTTTGTTGATAAAGAATTATTTTCAACAATAGTTGACGCGGATACTGATACAGCTCCTGTATTTATGTTAGCAGTAACTAATCCATTATTTTCTACTATTGAGACATCTGCAACACTTGGATTATTTGTGCTTACTGTACCAGTTGTAAGAATATTGTTTTCTGTAATGTCAGCCGTATCAACGATTGCAGAAGTCGCAAAAACATTACTTGTATTAAATGTCTCCTCCTCAGACATATTGCAAGTCGGTACGTCAGGAACGTTACTAGCTACAGTCGCTCCATTTAAAACATGAGTTTGACTAATAGTTGAAGAAGATATTACAGGAGCATTACTAGATACATCATTTGCTAAAAGGGTTTCTTCTTCAGAAAAAGTAGCGTCAGAAACATCAAATGCAGTTATGGTAATTGATGCAACAACAACATGATTTTGAACTATAGCAGGATTTGCAACACTTGGCGTTCCTGACGAAACATTTGGAGCATTGAAGGTTTCTTCTTCAGACATCGCAGTCGTTGGGATACTGAAAGCGCCTGTTGAGATATCTGCTGTCGAGAATGTTTCATTTTCTACCATCGTGCAAGTTGAAACGCTTGGAACTCCAGTATCTAAATCTGCCAGTGACATAACGTGAGTTTGACCAAAAACAGAAGTTCCAACTGTTGGTGTTCCAAAATTAAGTGATGATGTTCCCAATATTGTAGAAATTAATAACGTTGTATCGGTTATATCTGGCGTTCCAGAAATAACATCAGAAGTTGAAAAAGTTTCTTCCTCTGACATGGTTGCAGTATTTACATCAAAACCATTTGCAGTAATTGACGCTAGGACAACATGATTTTGTGTAATTGCAGAAGTAGCAACACTTGGTGTTCCAGTCGATATATTAGGAGCATTAAATGTTTCTTCCTCTGACATCGATGTCGTAGGCACACTGGGAGAGCCTAGAGAGACTGTAGAGGTGGCTATTACATGATTTCCTGCTAACACCCCATTTGCAACAGTTGGCGCGCCTGTGCTTATTGTAGCGGTTGTAAGAGCATTTTTTTCTGTAATATCAGCAGTGCCAACAATCGCAGAAGTAGTAAAAACATTACTTGTGTTGAATGTTTCTTCTTCAGACATATTACAAGTTGGGATATCTGGAACATTAAGTGTAACTGTCGCTCCACCTAAAGCATGGACTTGACCAATAGCTGTTGTTGGAACAGAAGGAGCGCCGCTTGACACATTAGCCGTTTCAAGGTTTTTAATTATAAGTCCTGTAGCACCTAAAGGCGCAGAAGCTAGTGGGGAAAATCCTAGCATTTCTTACTCCTGTCGCTCATCTTTATCCCTCTTTATCAAAATACCTATAATTAGTCTAACAATGGTTTAATTAATTTCTTCTATCTCTTAACTCTTGCAAATCTTTTTCCTTGGAGCCGCCATCATAAGACCAAGCATAACCATCATTAACAAGTTGGTGATTAAGTGATGTCATATCTCCATCAGCCCAAAGCCATCCAAGCATCCGACCAAACTTGCCATCTTTTTCAGTTTTAACAATTATTTCTTTTGCACGATTAAGCATACCTTCAAGAGCAACTTTTGCTTCCAATCCCATTTCTTTTTCTGCAAGATTAGTTGTCCTACTTTCTGGGGTGTCTATCCCTGCAAGCCTGACACGTTCTTTCTTTGTCAGCCCAAAACCTAAATCAATCAAAATGTCTATTGTATCGCCATCAACAACCCTTGAAACTTCTTTTATTTTGTATTCGTACATTTTTTTCCCCTTATAAAGCTAGTCTTGATAAATCAAATAAATATATTTGGTTTCCTGCGCCATCTAATCCTAACGCTTCCGCGCCAGTTCTTCCTGCTGACCAAGCCTTCATATCATCAGACTCGTATGCAAAAGAAACAGCGTGCGTTATCCCCCTAGCAATTTGATAAGAAGCTCTTTTTCCCATCATTGTCGTCGCTATGCTTTGCCCTGTATAATCGGCGTGGACATAAATAGCTGAAGCGGCGTCTACTTTTGCTTCTTCAATTCCTTTAGCTATAATAGCATCACGCATATCATTCGCCCAAGAATGTCTATCTCTTGTTAATACTTCATATTGCGATATATCCCCAAAACAAAACATACCAACTAACTTATCAGAGGCCGCGTCATCTCTAGCAAGTACTGCGTATAAATCAAATTTATCTCTATAAACTTTTTTCCAAATATTTTTCCATTCTTCATTAGCAAAACCCATTGCAGAAGTTGCGACATCGTAACATTCATCTATTACGGCATCATTTGCCATCATAGTAGTCATTTTATTAGTTTCATAAATTATAGTCATGTTTTTTTCTTCTCCATAGTGCCGCTTTCATTCCAAAGATATTTATATCTATATTCTTCTCTTATGGTCATAATATAATCTAAATACTCATCTACTCTATCTTTCCATTTATCATCTAGCTCAGGATTAAGAACACCGCTTTTCGGGCTGTTAAATGCTTTTTGAATAAAATTTTTCTGTTCTTCGTTAGTTTTTCTTTCAAATATGCTATTGGCAATGTTAAAAAAAGTTCCTTCATGCGCTTTTTGGTAGACGTCAATACAATCAACTTCTTTTCCTAGAGCAACAGCATACAAAATAGATTCGCTTCTATGACTTGTGTGTATTACTTCCGCATCTATCAACAGACTATAAAGATTATCATCTCTATTTAATACAACATTTTCACCCAACATATCTCGCAATTCTCCTACGATTTGATGAGTTGTTAATGGGTGTGGCTTTAAATAAACCTCATCCTCTCCGTGAGTATTAATAATAAATTTTAATTTATTAATACAGACAGTTTCTTTTATTTTATTACTGCCTACAGGTATAATTAAGTGGTCTCTCGGAGAAATTTTCTTTTTCTTAATATGATTATATTTATTAGCAACATCATTAAGTATTCTTTCTTTAAAATATTTTACATAATCCAACTTTATATCAACATCATCGTCAAAGGCTTCTTGCATCTGTCTCATTTTTAATATTGGCGACAAAGGATACATCATAAAGGAATGAGCAAACTCAGTATAGCTCAGTGTCCTAAACCAAGGAGGCTCATTGGCAAGAACATCATAATCTTGGTCTATTGGTAATTTTTTAACTTCTTTCAAAAAATATCTCTCTACTTCTTTTAAATGTTCTAAGGTTTGAGACTTAGAACTAGCCATTTCGCCAATTTGTTTTTGTAAACTGTGTTTGTTAAACATTTTCATCTATAAAACTCCTATGAGTAAAAATTAGTCACCCTCTGAGTATTGAAGGTCGTGGTTGTAGATTTCGATGTATTATAAGTTGTGGTTGTAGATTGTGAAGTGTTAAATGTTGTGGTCGTAGATTTCGAAGTTGAAAATGTAGTCGTTGTAGATTTCGAAGTTGTAAAAGTAGTTGTTGTAGATTTCGACGTACTAAATGTCGTAGTTGTAGAATGAGTAGTAGCGTAAGTAGTCGTCGTTGTTCTACTAGTATTATACGTTGTTGTTGTTGACCTAGTTGTATTAAATGTAGTCGTAGTAGTATGACTGGTCGACGTATCATAACTAGTTAATGTAACTCTAGTTGTACTGAAAGTAGTCGCAGTTGAGCGAGTTGTTGATGTAGCATAACTAGTCAAAGTAGTACGAGTTGTATTGTATGTCGTAGTTGTATTACGAGTTGTATTGAATGTCGTATTGTACGTTGTAGTTGTGCTGTGACTGGTAGCAAATGTAGTCGTCGTATTGTGACTGGTGTTGTAAGTTGTAGTCGTATTGTGGCTTGTATTGTACGTCGTTAATGTTGTTTTGGTTGTGTTGTATGTCGTAGTTGTTGTTTTTGATGTATTGAAGGTAGTTGTTGTACTTCGCGTAGTATTGAATGAAGTATTAAAACTTGAAGTTGTACTTCTGGTCGTTGTAAATATTGTATTTTTAGTAGTGCTTGTACTTCTATTGGTTGCAACCGTCGTATTAGTTTCAGATTTTTCCCCTGCATTAGTTAATCTAGTTGTATTAAAAGTTGTGGTAGTATTGTAAGCTGTAGAGTAAGTTGCAGGATAAGTAGTAGTCGTAGCTCTAGTTGTATTAAAAGTTGTGGTATAAGACGTTCCATAAGTTGTGGTAGTTTCACCTTTTCCCGAACCTGTTAGGCGAGATGTATTTCTAGTAGTAGTCCTAGAAGTACTAAAAGTTGTTGTGGTGCTTGTAGTGTGTGTAGTTGGAACTTGTGTATTAAATGTTGTTGTGGTGCTTTGACTTGTGCTGAAGGTAGTTGTTGTGGCGCGAGAGGTGGCGTAAGTAGTCGTTGTACTGTGAGAAGTATTATACGTCGTCGTAGTATTATGCGAAGTATTATAAGTAGTAAGTGTAGTATGGTTTGTAGAATAAGTTGTTAAAGTTGTTCTAGTTGTATTGTACGTTGTGGTTGTACTATGGTTAGTCGACCTAGATGTATTGAAAGTTGTAAGTGTAGTATGCGACGTACTATACGTTGTCGTCGTATTGTGACTCGTCGTTGTGTTGAAAGTCGTCGTTGTGTTTCTTGATGTATTAAAAGTCGTCGTTGTGTTATGACTTGTAGTAGTGTTGTAAGTAGTTACCGTATTATTACTTGTGGCAAAAGTTGTCGTCGTAGAATGATTTGTTTCAAAAGTTGTCGTCGTATCTTTAGTGGTATTATAAGTAGTAGTTGTTGACCTAGTAGTATTGAAAGTCGTCGTTGTTGACCTAGTAGTATTATATGAAGTAGTTGTATTCGTTGACGTATTAAATGTAGTTGTTGTTGCATTGCTTGTTGACCACGTTGTTGTGGTAGACTTTGATGTAGCATAAGTAGTAGTCGTGGATTTATTGGTAGAAACCGTAGTATTCCACTGAACAATTTCAGAAAAACCTAAATTACGCATTATGCAAAATCACCGATATAGTTAACTAACACTTGTGAAGAACTCATCACATAGTAGCTTAGAACACTAATCTCGTTTGCTCCTGTGTTTTGAACAATAGTTGCGCCGTTAATTGGTTTCTTCGCTTGACTAGGTAATGTAAAATCTCTGCCGCCTGTAGCGTCTTGAACCAAAACAATATTTCCAGAACATCCAACAGCTCCGCTTAAATTGCTCCAAGTAAATGTAGTATCTGCGCTCATGTTTACTAAGAAATTATTTGCCGCAGAAAAATCCAGTGTTGTTGCTGAACTATTAGCCGCCACTGTCGTTTGAGTAAGTTTTAATCTAGCGAATGTTGGTGTTGCAGTTGTTACAAGGGATTGGTTTAACGCTTTTACATCAGCAAGAGAAGCGCACTCGCTATCCATTAATGCTCCTGCGCTTGTTACATTTGCCGTGTCTGTAACATCAGCGTTTGTCTCTATGGTATCAAGTTTTGTTCCATCAGTTGCAACGTCTCTGCCATCTACTGTGCCAGTAACAACAATGTTTCCAGTAACTTTTGTTTCTCCACTTTCAATCCTTGCATACTCTGTTCCGCCATTCATTGCCGTAAAGACAATAGGCGCATTACTAGAGCTAGTGCTTGTTCCTGATTGAATGTAATTAAGCCCTCCTGCGCCCAATATTCTTATAGCAGAAGACCCTACAGTCTCATTCATAATAACATCAGTACCATTAGATTTCACATGAATACCATTAATAGTTCCAGTAGCAGAACCAACGCCAAGATTACCTGATGTTGTAATGTTACTATTAGAGCTAAGAGCGCCTGTCATAGCGCCGCCACTCTTAGGCAATGCCGCATCAGCCGTTGTTCCTTGAGCGGCGGTTGCATAATCGCTTGAGTCAAATGCTTTTACTTGAGCAAGGTTCGTAACCTCGCTATCCATAAGCGCTCCTGCCGCAGTAACATTCGTTGCGTCTGTGACATCAGCACTTGCTTCTATACCGTTTAATTTAGAATGGTCGGCGTCTGTGAACACGTTACTGTCTGAAGCGCTTTCAACTAATGTTCTTATTTCGGCGGCTGTTTGGTCAGCCGTTGCACTGGCTTCAATACCGTTTAGTTTGCTATGGTCAGCATCTGTGAAGGTATTTGAGTCTGAGGCCGCTTCTACCGCAGTTGCTATTTGAGCCGCACTGATAGCGCCTGTATTTCCATTGACTGAGAGAACTGCGTCTGTAGGCGTTGCAAGCAATGTATAATCTGACATTGTTCCTGCCGTACCACCATTGTGCATATATGATTTATTTTCATCAGAACGAACTACAACATCACCTTCTTGAGCCGTTAATGCTAAATGCGCTGATTGACTGCTTGCCGTTTGAACTGTTGTTAATGCAACTGCCGTAACAGTAATTTCTCCTGCTCCAGATATTGCTACCCCTGTTCCTGCTGATAATGCCGCGACAACATTGGCGGTATCTGTAACATCCGCAGAGGCTTCTATACCATTCAACTTTGTATGGTCTGCATCCGTAAAGACGTTACTGTCAGAAGCCGCTTCTACTGCGGCTCTTATTTCTGCGTTAGTTTGGTCTGCGGTAGCATTTGACTCGATGCCGTTTAATTTAGTGTGGTCAGCGTCAGTGAAAACATTACTGTCTGAAGCGGCCTCAACTGCGGCTCTTATTTCCGCATCTGTCTGGTCTGCCGTTGCGTTGCTTTCAATTCCATCTAATTTAGTGCCATCTGTGGCAACATCTCTACCGTCTACAGTTCCTGAGACTACTATATCGTCTGTGATTGAAATTCCAGTGTTTGTAGTTGCGAATTTCAACGCACCATCATAATAAATATCGACTGATGCGTCTTTATTACAGTCGATGAACTTATCATATGGACTGTCAGGCCTACGAAGATATATATTCGATGCCCTCATATATATTGGCGCAATTCCGCCCGCCGTGTTCTCAATCAGACTAGAACTGCCATTACTATATATTTCTAATTCAGGGTTGGTGAGGCCAGCATTACCAAATGCTAATTTAACATTGTCTGCGAAAGTTGTTGTACCAGTAATAGTACCGCCAGATTTAGGTAAGGCGTTTGTTGCCAATGTGCCTTGTGCGGCGGTTGCGTAGTCACTAGAGTCAAAAGCCTTAACTTCTGCGAGGTTTGTTACCTCACTGTCCATCAAAGCTCCTGCGGCGGTTACATTAGTTGTATCCGTTACATCAGCACTAGCCTCTATTCCATTTAGCTTAGAATGGTCGGCATCCGTAAAAACATTGCTGTCACTTGCCGCTTCTACCGCCGCTCGTATTTCAGCATCAGTTTGGTCGGCTGTTGCACTTGCTTCGATAGCGTTGAGTTTTGAATGGTCTGCATCTGTGAAAACATTACTATCAGAGGCGCTTTCAACCAAAGTCCTTATTTCTGCCGCCGTTTGGTCTGCCGTAGCACTTGCTTCGATACCATCGAGCTTTGTTCCATCAGCACTTAAATCCCTACCATCAACAGTAGAAGAAGTTGTAATGGCGTTGCTTCCCATTGCAAGAACGCCTGTCATCGTGCCGCCAGATTTATCTAACTTTGCATCAATATCAGCCGCGATTGCAGTTAAGAAAACTTCACTTGAGCCACTTAGGTTAAGCGCATTATTGCTATTAGAACTTTCACTAACAGTCCGAGAAAGGGTAGTGCCACTTGCTGTATAAGTACCACTACCAATCTCAAAATTGTCGCCATTCTCAATAACGTACCTTACGGTCATTCCATTCGTTATTCCTGCATCAGCAAACGTCTGGAAGCCTGTAACCGCAGAACCAAGCGTGATTGTGCCTGTTCCTGTTGTAGATGTTGCCATCTTCGCTCTATTTACTAGAGTTACCATTTCAAACCCCTTATTTTAAGTTACATTATGAAGGGTCAGGTATTCCGATATCAAAGCTCGCTAGTGTAAAAGTGTTTCCATTAGTTACTGCTTGAGAAGCCGTAAGAGCGCCTGTAACCAACAATCTACTATTTGTAGTGTCGATAATCGCATAATGCGTTGCTGTGCCTGTTGCTGAAACTGCGCCAT